TATACAGAGCCTTTGCTCAATTAAAGTTAGACGTTCAGATTAACGATAACAACAATATCTATAAGCAAGTAGTAAACGCTGTTTCTAATGTGTACAGTTTTGGCGTTAATAGAACCTTTGAATCAGATGCTGCTCAAGAATTGTACAATGAGTTGCGTATTGACAAGGTAATGGCTCAAGCAAACAGATATACAAACGCATTTAATGACGTTCTAGTTCAAGTTAGCTGGGATAGTAACAAAGAACAACCCAAAGTAATGTTAAGACTGCCACATCTAACCGAGGTTGGCTATTCTCAAGGTGATGTTGAATGGGTGGCATACTTTGTTGAGATGGTAGGAAAAGACCAGAAAACGGAACGCTGGGCGTATTGGAGTAATGAAGAACATTATTACATTGACAAACAATCTGGTGAAGATAAGATTGTTGCGGTAGAAGATAATGAAGAAATGGTTAATCCATTTGGTGTATTGCCTTTCGTGTATCTACATAACGGCTGGAGAGATGAATCTTTTTGGGATTCTTACACGGGTGATGATTTAACTGGTGGTACAATTGATATGGCAGTTCATCTGACGTTTTTGAATCACATCATCAAGACACAATCATTTAAACAATTAGTTGGTAAAGGTGACAACGTGGGTGAATTGCTCGGACAAGTATTAGACCCATTATCAATCTTAACATTGACTGGACAAAATACAGAGATTAGCGTTTTAGACTTACAATCAAACTATGAACAACTTCATAGAGTAGCGCAAGACTTAGCAAACAACCTAGCGATTAGCTACGGTGTATCACCATCTCAATTTAGAATGACTAGCCAAGCATCATCTGGCTTTGCTTTACAAATGGAGAATCTAAAGTTAGACCGATTCACATTAGAGCAGCAATCAGACTTTAAAGTTTATGAAAAAGAGTTGTTCGCATTGATTGGTCAAGTGAGCCAATATTACGGTAGTGATATTACTGGTGATATGACTATTGACTTTAAAGAACCTAACTATCCAGCTTCACAATCTGAGCAATTAGACATTGATGTTAAAGCTATTGACTTAGGTCTAACATCTCCGCACAAAGTATTAATGCGTAACAATCCAGACTTAACAGAAGCAGATGCTAGAGTTGATGTTGATGATAATATTAATGCTCGTAACGATATGCTTAACAAGGTTAAAACTGGTGGCTCATTGACTGATACTATGACTGCGCTAGGTCTTAATGCCAACACTTGATGCAATATACAATCAATCCCAATCAGAGGTTGATGCGTTTGTATCACAGTTTGATGGTGAGATTGAAAAGGTGTTTGAGCGAGTTAGACGAATCGCACAAGCTAATCTTGCTGGATTAGGCCAAGACGATATACTTCAATATGAGTTTATCTGGCGTGAGTCTTTAAAAGAAGCTGGTTATTACACGTTAGTTAATGATTTAATTGATACACAGTTTGATTCTATTTACTCTGGAACTATCAAAGCGTTTGATGCTGGTGGATTAAAGACAGCGTTCACAGTACAAGATGCTCAAAAGATTCAGATATTAAAACAGATGAAGCGTGATTTCTTTATACGCCTTGCTGATGATGTTGGACTGAGTGTTAAGCGTGAATTATATAAGTACGCTATATCAGATGCTTCACTTGATACAATGACTGCTGGTATTGCTCAAACATTAGAGGGTTCAAACCTTGCCAAGTATTCAAAGACTTATGCTAGAACAGCAATCAAAGACTTTCAACAAGAAGTGATTGATTTGCGTGGTGCTGATATTGAAGATGGTGTTTGGGTTTATGTGGGCGTTAGTGATGGTCGCACAAGAGATTTTTGCCGACACGTATTGAAACGCAATAGGTTCTATGATGATAGTGATAAGAACCGCATAGAAAACGACCAAGATAGGGCATACAACTGCCGTCATAGGTTCTATAAGATGAGTAAAGAGGAAGCGGAAGATAGTGGGTATAAAAGTAACTAAAACCCCAAACTGGGGCAAATATAAGAAGCGGTTGAAAAAGACCAATGAAGCCTTATATTCGGTTTCTGAAAGTATTATCGTTGGAATTATTAAGCGTACTCAATCTGGTAAAGATAAAAACAAGAAAGGCTTTAAGGGTTATTCAAAAGAATATGGCAAGACTGGGACTGTAAATTTAACTGAAACTGGCACTATGCTTCACGGCATTGATCGTAAGAAAATTACATCTGGTGTTAAGTTATACTTCTCAAATGCTAATGAAGCAAGAAAAGCATACGGCAATCAGATAAAATATGGGCGTAAGTTCTTTGGCTTAGATAAAGGACAGAAAGAATTAATAAAACGCAAACTTGGTAAATATATTGTAAAAACAAAGAGTTAGTGTTATTATTAGAACAACTTTTTATATATAAGAGGTAAATGTTATGGCTGACGAGCAAAAAACGGCAGAAGTCGAAACTCCTAAGACAGAAAATGAGGTGGTTATATCACAATCAAAGCTTGATGCGTTAATTGATAAAGGTTTTAGTAAAGGTGCAAACCGTGCTAAGTCTGAGTTAGCTGAATCATTAGGTGTTGATAGTATTGAACAAGCACAAGAGTTAATTAATGCGAAGCGAGAAACAGATGAAGCCAATAAGTCCGACTTGGATAAGGCAGCAGAGTTAATCAATACGCTTAATGGAACGATTAAAGGCTTGGAAGCTAATAACAATGAGATTAAAGCCGATATGGCAGTTCAAAAGGTTGTTAGCGAAAACGGTATCAAAGATGCTGATTACTTCAAACATTTGTTAGCGACTGCGAGTGCTAGTGAGGGTTTTGAGCAAGATGCGTTTATTGAACAACTAAAAGGTGATAAACCTTACTTATTTTCTGGTGGTGAAGTAACTCAACCAAAGAGAGTAGATGCGACTTCAAACCGAGCATCATTAGATGTAGGTGAACGGATTAAATCTACCAAAACTATGGCTGAGATATACGCACTCCAGAATGAATTATAATTAATATTCTTTAGGAGAATAAAATGGCTGTAAATACAAAAAGTGTACTATCGGATTCGGTAGTTGATTTAATGAACCAAGCGGTTATCGTTTCTGGTAACTCTTACAACAAGATTGATGCTTACGCTACAATCAGACAAGATGATATGGCAAACTCTATTGCGTTTACTGTATTCTCAAGAATGGCTGCGGCAACTACTCCATTAACTGATGGAACTGAGGCTTCTTCGACTACTATGACTGATACTAAGGTTCAGCTTACTATGGCTGAATACGGTGCTGTTATCACTTCAACTAGCTTGGCTAATATTGCTACTGCTGGTAAAGCTGACTTAGCATCTGCTGAATTAGTTGGTGTAAACCTTGGTGAAACAACCGACAAGTTAGGTCTTGCTGCTCTTGAAGCTGGTACAAGCACAACTGCCGCCGCTACTTCTGGTACTTTAGTTGCTGCTGATTTACGTGGTAGATATACTGCTCTAGCTAATAATGGTATTGCTAAGTTCCCAGATGGTCGTTACGTTGCGTTTATTAATCCATCACAAGTATCTGACATTAAAGGTGATTACATCACTATTGCTCAAAATACAGACATTGGTCAAGCGACTTCTGGTGTTGTTGGTGCTTTAGAGGGTTTCACTATCGTGGAAGATTCTAACGTTACTGCTGGTAAAGTTGTTTGTTTCGGTATGAACGCACTAGGTAAAGCTGTTGCTATGAGTCCTAAGCTTGTTATTGCTGAAGGTAATGATAATTTAAAAAGAAAAATCAACGTAGGTTGGCATGGAATTTTGAAGTATGGTGTAATTGACCAGAACGCATTAGAAGTAATTACTTCAGCGTAATCATGAGCAAGGTAGCTAAAAAGGCAGTAGCTAAAAAGGCTACTAAGCATCAATTGAAAGCATTGATTAATGGTTCTCACGGCATTGATGGCGGTATCTACACCTATAAGGTTGGTGATATCGTTACTTTATCTAAAAAATCACACTACGATTCTATGAAAGAATTAGTAGATAGATTTAGCGAGGTATAACAATGGCTTGGGTGCTTAAAAATGCAGACATCATTGCGGCACTACCAATACTAGCTGACCACTATGAAAAGGCTGATTCTGGCTCAACTACAACACTTGTTTCTGGTCGTTTAACTGACCTTGTACAAGCAGAGATAGTTGGTGCTACTATTGGCTTTATTACTGGTGATAACGCTGGTGTTGATGCGACTG